ACCTCCTGCTGGATTGATTTAGACTTCTTCATTATAATATACGTTGCCAAAATAATACCATAGATATAAAAGAATATTCTCGGAACATTCTTGACAATCTAGAACTATAACATATTGAAAAATTTTATAAAATTATGCTCTAGGTTATAGTTCTAAATGATACGTTGCGATTTATCATATGATTTATTATGTGTTATATATGTATAACAATGATATCTGAAGATAAGATGAGAGAAAGACTACGATATTTTGCTAGTAATGATGATATCAAACGATGTATTGGTTGTTCCGATGAGCACATCATGAAGTATAGCGAACTTGCTAATTATCATTCACTAGAACAACTGTTACCCAATACGGTTGACTATAAAATTATTCTAGTTGAGACCAATCGTAATACGGGTCATTGGGTATGTGTATTGAGACGTGGTAATATTATTGAATGCTTTAATTCTTATGGTATTCCTATTGACTCGGAGTTCAAATATATCCCAGATTGGATTGAGAGATGGTTAGGGGAAGACACTAGATATTTAACAAATCTCATTAAGTCCAGTAAAGGGTTCACCGTGATATCTAACAAGTATGACTATCAGGCAAATATTGACGGTATCAATACATGTGGTCGGTGGGTGTGCTTGAGAATAGAAATGTTAAAGATGGGATATTCATTACAAGAATTTGTAAAGATAGTTCAATCTGCTTCGTCAAAACAGAGGTTAGAACCGGATGAACTCGTGTGCTTGTGGATACCATTTACATCTGACAGAAAATGATATAAATAGTTACTATTATATTAATATAAAATGAACACTACTAAGAAGACCTACATTCGTGAATACAAGCAAAAGAAACGTCTAGAGGACCCAGAAACTGAACGGGTATTTAATAGGATTCATAATAGACTATCATATTACAGAAAGACTAATACATTAGATGAGAAATTCTACCAAGTCCATGGATTACTCACTCCAGATATGCTCACCATCCGTGATGCTCTTCAATCTATTGCGGTAGTGCTACGGAAAAATGGTAATGATGGTCAACCACGGGAAAGATTGATTGCTATGATTGATGAAATTATTTAGACTTTTGTTTCTTCGGGTGGTCTGTTGGTATCCGTTGGAGTTACACCTAATTCTATACGGTCTTCTTCCAATTCTGCTTGTATATCGCGGTCTATTACAAAGAGACCGAAACAGCAGTTGAATTTCTGACATTTTGATTTTAATAAATACTTTAACAATAGGGCAAACCCAGCAGAGGTTAATGACCCTATTGCTAACCAAAAGGTTGCGTCAAATGTTTGAGTCCATGGTGCCATATATATTTAGTTAAGATATTCCATCCCAAGATATTAAGATGGTGGGAATGTTCCGGTTGTTTGAATATACAATGTAAATAATTCTTGCTGTAATAAATTCAAGTCTCTATTTTCCCTTGACAATTGGGTTTGTAACATCATGATTGATTCTTGTTTACTCTGTATTTGTTGGGTAATACTGTCCATCTCACCAGTCAATATTTCAACATTATACAGTGTATTCTGTAATCTAACTTTTTGAATAGGTGGTGCCATTATAATATATACTTTTATAAAAATCCGTAGGATTAATTGGTAAGCACAAATGCGTTAACTATATATGTAGTGACTGCGTTTATAACAATAACATCAATCGTCATTTGTGCGTATCTTCCATTTGGTATATTAAATCCACCTGAATAAATCGTTTTAATATTAGCACCAAGTCCAGTATTAATTGTCAAGTTGTTGGTTCCATTATTTAAAATACCAATTTTATAAGTGCCATTTACTATTAAACCTGTGAGAGTTAATGCTGATATTGTATTTGAACCACCAGTAATAACAACAGAAGAATTCCTAAAACTCACATTACTACCATTTGATGCCCCACTAACAGACAGAGTGGTTCCAGCAAAAGTAGCAGTATTTTGCGTCAATGGTAATATCACATCACCACTAAAATATAATGAAGACATAATCCCAGTGCTTGGATTATACGTGAGAGGTCCAGTTACGTTATCAATAAATAAACTATTTCCGGTAGCAGTTGAAGTCTTGCTAAAAGGTAAAAAATATGTTCCTGCCGTATTATCACTGGTTAGATTAATACCAACTGATGTAGAAGCAGACCCAGAAAAATTGCTAGCAGTCAATGTGGATGTAGACGGAACATAGGTCAGTGGTGTAGTAGTGTTATCAATAAATAAACTATTTCCAGTAGCAGTAGAAGTCTTGCTAAATGGTAAAAAATATGTTCCCAAAGTATTATCAGATGTAAGATTAACACCTATTGCCGTAGATGAAGACGTGGCATTACCAGAAAATGTCGTGGCTGAAATGATACTTAATGCCGGATTACATGACAGTAAAGCACTCTTTTGTGGTTTGCCGTATCCTGTTCCTGAACTATCAAAAAATCCTAAATAATGGACAAGGTTTGCCGTAGTATTTACCGAGTTAATATTACCAGTCCATTGGTCGTGGTCTAATATGTTAGTAACACCAGCAGAACTATCTAAACGTATAAATGGTTCGTTCACCGAAATATCATTACTGATAATAATTTGGTTGAGAGTGCCTAAGGGGGAAGTCATCGTAATACTATTTTTGTCTACTGTAGTCGTTTCACCCGAAACAGAATCATTAATTATAAATCCATCATATCCTAATGAAGAAAAATTATTAGTAAGTGTGTCAGTCATCGTCAAGGTTGAAGGGGTCATATCTGCTAATCTAGAATGAGTAGTATCAAGTATACTTAAACCATCTACCCGATAAGATGCAGTCCCTACAGCACTTGAAGTATACGCTAATGTATTAACATCCAACACTGATAAATTACCAGAACCGATACTATCAATTGTCACAGAAGTTGGAGTAATTGTAGACGTTCCTGTTGGTAGTGGGTATACATCGGCAACGACTATCGTATCCACAACCACTAACTCGTTGGGTGTAGGAGGAGGTCTTAACGACGGTATTAGTGGAGTAATACTACCTACAGTTGATTGAAGATTGCTAATACGGGTATTTAAATCGTATATTGAATAGGACATATAACATAGGTTGGGATATTATCTTTTGAAGAATAACTTTTTTAAGAATAACTTTTTGAAAATATTTTTGTAAAAAGTTTTTTGAAATATTTTTTTGGGTATGGGGGTAAGCAAAATATTTTTGTGAAAATTTATAAATAACTTCCAAAGAATCTTTTACAAAATCTAAATCTCTCATAGTAGTATATGTCTATTAGACCACAGGATTCATTTAACCAAGACCTAACTGATACGTTTGCCATCATGCGTATAAGTAAACGACAGAAACTCGTAGGTAGTGCTTCGGTTACCGGTAATATTATTACGAATGATTATGACCTTAATGAGATGGTGGATTATTCTGGAAATGAAACAAAAATAAAAAATAAAATCTTGAATATTTTCAGACAGAAATTTTTGAAAATACATTCTTCTACAGATACTTGGATAATTGATTTCAAGTGTGGGAAACGTTACGGTGAACCTGTTAGATGGTCTACGCAAGATATAGTGTCTGGAACGAATCCCATGGGTGTCAAGTTTGTTGATTGTATACTACAGCAATCACGTTGTAAGTTGGATGTGGTTCAATTATTAAATGGTCGCTTTGTTGAAATCTCCGAGATATATTATTTTAATATTAATGGAAAGACCAACTACAACGAAGATGAATTCAAGTTACCCAATATTATCCATGAATTGGAAACAGACCGAGATGAGTTGTTACGTGATGGTAATATATTCAAGGCAATGAAACGTGAATACCGAATATTAACACTGCTAGACCGTGGTTCCAAGAGACGTAATAAGTTGTCTAATATTTTCAACGGACCACTGGGATGGTTGTATTATTGTATATCTAATTTATCAACATTGGTAGAAATGAAGCAACAAGATTTCCGTAGTGTTCCACATGAAATATTTTACAGTGTTCAGCAAACCATAAAGGATGATATTGCTAGAGTAATGACATATCCCAAAAGCAACAGTGTGTTGAATGGTTCGGCATCGGTCAAAGACTTGGAGAAAATTATAGCACATCTCATGAAACAATTAACACTAGCGTTAAATAATAATATTGGTAATTAGTATAATATGGATTTTAATAACATGACCGTTGTTCAACTGAAGGATTACATGAGACAGCACAACATAAAACCTCTAGGTGGACGTAAGGCAGACCTAATTTCCAGAATATATATATATATGAAAACAATATAAAGACATCTCAACAAGTATTAGAAAAGAAAGGAATGTCACTACCAAACTACTCCAAGTTTACTGTTAACGATTTGAAAGTATTATTACGCAATAATGGATTGCGTGTTAGTGGTCGTCGTCAAGAGTTGATTGACCGATTGAATGAGTATTCTACCAAGACTGCTAAAAAATCAGAGAGTGCTAAATTTGATGATGTCTACTATAGCAAGATGACTGTTGCTATATTGAAGGAAAAACTCAAAGCAATGAAATTACCCGTTGGTGGACGCAAGGGAGAACTCATTCAGCGATTGATGGATGCTAGCAATATCCACAAGGAAAAGACAAGCATGGGTATGGAAGACCGCAATGTTTCTCAGATGGTTGCTAGACCTATTCCCGTTGTTGCTAAACCAACAAGGTCTCGTGAAGAAATTATGGATATGATTTTAAAGAATGACCGCGAAATGGAACAAATCCGTAGAGAACGCGAAGAGTTAAAACAAAAAGCACTCAGAGAACAAGAAGCACTCAAACTTAGGTTACAACAAGAACGTATCCGAGAGATTGCGGAACAAACCAGAGCACATGCTGAGGAAGAAAAACGAAAGAACGAAATGATGGACAACATGAATGCTTCTATGACTGAATCCATTGCTAATTTGAAGGCATCAAATATTCCAGCAAATGTAAGGACCAACATTAATAGAATATTATCAAAATTTAATCCGTTTACCATTGGAGAGCAAGTATTAATGAGGACTCGTATTAATTACCG